TTAATAAAACAGCTGGAACAGCGCAGAACGGCGGCAACCTTGATTTTGTGCCTTGATAATGACGAACGGGGGCAAAAGGCCACGGCAACGCTAAATGCAGGCTTGCAGCGGCTTAATATTTCCCATATAACCGCCAATATTTGCGCAGGGTACAAAGACCCTAACGAGGCATTGACCGGGGATAAAGAGGCGTTTACAAAGGCCATAGCGCAGGCGCAGAGGCAGACCGCAGCAAAGCCGGATAACACGGCCTATTATATTGATGCGCTAATGACCGGCGAAATAGAACGGTTTAAGAACGACAAGAAAACCGGCTTTTCTAACCTTGATGCGCAGGCAGGCGGGTTATATTCCGGGCTTTATGTTTTAGCGGCTATTTCCTCTTTAGGCAAAACAAGTTTTGCGCTGCAACTATCCGACCAATTAGCAGAGGCCGGGAACGATGTTATTTTCTTTTCGCTGGAACAATCCCGGCTTGAATTGGTTAGCAAGAGCCTTGCCCGCAGAACCGCCCAAAAGGACAGAGAAAAGGCCGTAACAAGTCTATCAATCCGCAAGGGGTATTTGCCCCGGCAAGTGCTGGATGCGGCGCAGGAATACAAAGAGGCAGTAGCAGACCGCATTAGCATTGTAGAGGGCAATTTTGCTTGCAATATTTCCTTTATTGGCGATTATATCCGGCAGTATGTGAAACGGAACGGAACCCGGCCTATTTGCGTTATCGACTATTTGCAGATATTGCAGCCCGCAGACGATAACAAGCGGCAGACCACCAAAGAAACAGTAGATACCACCGTTACCGAACTAAAGCGCATTAGCCGGGAACTTGATTTGACCGTGATTATTATTAGCAGCGTGAACCGGGCAAATTATCTGACCCCGATTGATTTTGAAAGCCTAAAGGAAAGCGGCGGCATTGAATTTACAGCGGATGTTATATGGGGCTTGCAGCTGCAATGCCTTAATGACCCGATATTTGACAAGCAGAACAACATAAAAGAGCGGCGGGAGAAAATCAAAGAGGCCAAAGCCGCAGACCCACGCAAGATAGAGTTATCATGTTTGAAAAACCGATACGGCATAGCTAACTATTCTTGCTATTTCAATTACTACCCGGCTAACGACCTTTTCACGGAGTGCAGCGGCGCAGAATTGGACTTTACACCGACCACAGCCACAACGCCCAAAGCGGGGCGCAAACTGTAAAGGGGCGGCAGTATGGGCAAGAGTTTAGCGGAGTATGCAGCACAAAACCCGATGCAGGAGCCGGAGCGGGAGCGGCAGGCCATAGAGGAAACCGCCCGCAGCTATCGGGAGCAAATGCAGGAGCGGGAAACCGTAGAGGGGCTAAAGGCAAGCATATTGCAACAGCTGGAACAGGGCAACGCCCCGGAAACTATTCTTTATACGGCATTGCGGGCAATCGGCATTTTAACCCATGATGAACAATGGACGGAGGCCGGAAAACAGACCCTTGATAAAGTCTATGCGGATTTAGCGCAGCAATCATTTTTAACGGATAATGCAGCGATAGCGGCGCACCGGCTGGAACAGATGCAGACCGACTATAACGACAAGTTGCGGCGGCAGCTGACACGAAACCTAAACGGATATAGACGAATAGAAAAGGCATTGCAAGAGGCATTGCAGGCCGTGAACGCATTAGAACCACAAGAGGAAATATTAACTTGAACAGGGGCGGGCAGCTTGAACGGCTGACCCGCTTTTTTATCCCCCCTATCAGAGCCAAAACCAGCGCAGCCGCCCACCGGCGGGGTATCTTAAAAAAAATATATTGCGAAAGCGGGCTAATTTTTGGAAACCCCTTGTAAATACGGGCTATTCCTTTACTTTTCCTTGCCTTTATGCTATAATATGTGCAAGAAGTTTAGACGAAATCAGACCGCACAAGAAGTGCAGGAGGGATGCAGAATGAACGAACAGGCCAAAGCAGCCCGCAGAGCCTATAAAAGAAAATGGGCAAAGCAGAACCCCGAAAAAGTAAAGGCGCAGCAGGAAAGATATTGGACGAAAAAAGCGGCAGAGGCAGCGGAGCAGGAACCGGCAATTAAACCCGCTCCAATGCCCGCAGAGTAACCACGGAGGCGCAGCAGCATTGATATTTGAAATCTTATCAGAGGGCGCAGAGAACGCCCGAACCGGCAAAGAGATTTGCAAGCTATTGAATATAACCGCAAGGGATTTGACCGCAGCCATAGAGCGGGAGCGCAGGGCAGGCAGGCCCATTTGCGCAAGCACCGGCAGCAACCCCGGCTATTTCTTAGCGGCTAATCAAGAGGAAATGCAGCGGTATTGCAAAAGCCTATTGCACCGGGCGGGAGAGATACACAAGACCCGGCAGGCGTGTATAAAAACAATGGAGAATTTGCCGGTATGGAGCGGGCGCAGCGCACAGGCCAAAGGCCGCAGGGGAGAAATAGAACTTGCCCGGTATTTGCAAGAAAAGGGCTTTACAGATGCCCAACCCGGCGCACCGCTGAATTATGGCAAAGAGGCCGATATAACCGGCATTAGCGGCTTGCATATAGAGTGCAAACGGCATGAACGGTTAGAAATAAATAAATGGTATGAACAGGCCGCAGCGGATGCCGAACGGATGCAGGACGGGAAACCCGTTGTTATATTCCGGCAGAACCGGCGGCAATGGATGATAGCATTATCTTTAGAGGATTTTTTAGAACTAAAGGGAGGTGCAACGGATGGCAAAGACGAACACTAAAGCCATTAGCAACGAGGAAATCATAGCGGCATTATTGCAGCATGGAACTATAAAGGATGCAGCGGCGGCAGCTGGAACCACGCCCCGCACGATTTACGACCGCATGAACGACCGGGAATTTAGAGCCGAATACATGGAGGCCAAAAACGATATTATCCGCAAGGCCGTATTTACCATAAATGAAAAGCTATCGGCGGCTATTGATGCCGTAGCGGAGATAATGACCGATAAAGATAATAACCCGGCAGTTAGATTGCAGGCGGCGCAAACTATCCTAAACAATGCGGGCAAATTTGCGGAGCGGCTGACCCATGACGAATACCAAAGCCGGAACGAGGGCAAAGGCCCGTTTGACTTTGACTCTTAACGATTTAACCCCGCTGCAAAAGCAGTTTAGCAGAGCAAAGGCAATGCGGCGGGCAATGCAGGAGTATTTAGCAGCAGAAACCGGGCTATTGCGGGGCTATAAGCGGATGTATAACGGCCTATTCCGTGAAACGATAGCAGGCATGACCGATAATCAAATTAGGGATGTGCTTTATTATGCGCTGCAATGTGATGATATAACCCCGGAGGAACGGGCAGAAATACGGCGTATTTTGCGGATTTAGCCGCAGGGCGATAATTTACCCATTAACGGGAGAAAAGGCCACAGAACGCCCCACAGGGGCATTGCAGGAGGTGAAACAACATGGAGAACGAACGGAAAGCCCCGGATGTGCCTTTTATCGTATTTGAAAGCGAACAGGCAAGGGCAGAGCGCAATATAAAGCGGATGCAGATATTATGCGGAGTATTGGCGGCGGTTTTAGTGCTGACCAATGCGGCGTGGTTTTTACTGACCCGCTAAAACAGACCCGCAGCAGCGGCAGGAGGCGAACCCGAACACCGGGCAAGCCTCTTTTTTATTGGCACAAAAGATGCAGAAACCATAGCCGAAAATAATTTACACAAGAAGTGCAACAGGCTATTAAAAATCCCGCTCCAATCGGTTATAATAGGAAAAGGAAAAGGACAAAGACCGAACAGGAGGGCGCAGCAATGGAGGCAATCACAGTTTACAACCGGCAGGAGATAGCACCGGCGCAGCAGTTTAACACCGGGCTATTTAATGACTTTGTAGCATGGATAGACCGCAGCGAAAAGACAACCCGCAGTTATCTAACCAATTTGCGGCAATTTATGGCATGGCTGAAATATGCGGCAGTAGTGAACCCGATTAGACAAGATATTATTTCCTATCGGCAATGGCTGACCGCAGAGCATGAGGCAATAGCACTTGACCCCGGCAGCGTGAACGGCTGGACATACAGAACGGATGCAACCGGCAACACGTTAAAGATAGTATGCAAGCCTAACACCGTAGCGCAGTATTTGCGCAGCGTTTGCCAATTTTTCCGCTGGACAGCTGCAAACAACCTTTACCCGGATATTGCGGCGAACATTCACGCCCCAAAGGTAAAGAAC